TACCAAGGGTGTTAACGTCAAAGTAGCCACCGGTCCACTCATTCACGGGGCAAGCCGTGCAGATGGGGTCCTGGGCCTGTTCACCTTGCGCACGACCGGATTGAGAAAGAGCTACCTCAAATTCACCGGGGTTAGGCCACCGGGTCCTATTCCTAAACGTTGAATCAAGTTCAAGATAACTAGCCATTTTTAGTCATGTAGGAGAACTTTAGGTGGTTTACGAATTGTCTTTACCGGTTTAAAATGAAGGAACAGGAAACCACCACCGGTGAAGAGGACGTCCAGCAAAACACCGAGGCTCCTTCGAATGTGAGCAAACTCGACGAACTGAGGAGTCGTGTCGACTACCTCGAACACAAATACAGGGAGATCGAAAAGGCCCTGCTCGCTACCCATGAGAGGTCACGGGAACGCGGGGACCGGGGGTTTTTGGGGGTCTTGCGGTCTTCGCGTGATTCTCGCAATCCGCTACTTCTACTAAGACACTAAAAAATTGAAATGTCCTCTCAAGAATGATAGGAGAACATTAACAATATGAAGCTCACTACACAGTTTGTGATTGATCATATAGACGAACAGTTCATGATAGGTATCAACGCCCTGTATTGGCTAGGAACACTCAGAGCCTCAATGAACAGCATACTTGAAGAGTTCCCACCCTTCTCGGAGTCCTTCTACAGGCGGTATGGGACATTCTCTCCTCTCAATCCGGACCTGGCCATCAGAGAAATATACGAGGAAAAGTGTAGCATAAGATATCTAGACGCGAGTATAAAATGGGAAGACTTTGTAATTGATGTGATAGGCTTCTTCCACCACAGCAAGTGCCTTCATGAGATGAAGAGGATCATCATGAAGAAGTTCTTGGATCACTACGAGACCATAGCATCGGTCGACGATACCAAACAAGAAACAGTTGCAAAGAAGATCCTGGATGAATACAACGACACCCGCATGCTCATTCTCTTTGAATTCAGAGACTACCTTTGGGGATGGGACAGTAGCGACAGCGACGACATGGTGTAAGGAGGGAGTTGGGTCAAATAAAGACAAACGCATACAAAAACGACCAACGATGAACTTCTTACCAATCAAGGAAATGTTGTCCGTCATTTTGGGTCCCTGCTATTCAGGGAAGTTTGTATACGATGACGCGTACCAGGACGACGAATACGACTACTGTTGCTTTTACAACAACAAATGGGATGAGAGTTTAGACTCCATACTATCGAAGGAGCTTTAAACAACCACAAATCGTCTCGTTTTATAACCCCCGGGGGTTATAAAACCAGCATCTCAGAAGTCGTCATCAAAGACCAACTCGCCTTGTTTACGTTCATCCTTCATGACGCCAGCCTTCTTGTACTCGCTCACCCTCTTCTCGAAGAAGTTGGTCTTCCCCTCGAGACTGATCATGTCCATGAAGTCGAATGGATTTCTAACATTGAACTGCTTGCTGCAACCTAGCTGGACCAGGAGTCTGTCGGTCACGTACTCGAGGTATTGAGTCATGAGGGATGCGTTCATACCGATCAACCGCACGGGCAACGACTCCGTGATGAACACCCGTTCCACGTCCAACGCACTCAATAAGATCTCCTTGATTTTCTCCTTACTCAGTTTGTATTTGATGTGGTTGTTGTAGAGGTTGACTGCAAAGTCGCAATGGAGCCCCTCGTCACGTGAGATGAGTTCGTTTGAAAACGCGAGGCCGGGCATCAACCCCTTCTTCTTGAGCCAAAAGATGGAACAAAACGAACCAGAGAAGAAGATACCCTCCACCGCCACGAACGCTATCAGGCGTTCTGCAAACGAGGCTCTATCCCTACTAGTCCATTTCAGAGCCCACTCGGCCTTCTCCCGGATATCCGGGAACGTCTCTATAGCTCTGAAGAGGGACTGCTGCTCATCACGATCGGTAACGTAGGTCTCAATGAGGAGTTTGTACGTCTCACTATGGATCGTCTCCATAGCGATCTGGAAGGCGTAGTAGGCCCTGGCCTCTGGGTATTGAACCTCGCTGTAGAAGTTGTCCACCAAGTTCTCGTTCACGATACCGTCACTGGCCGCAAAGAACGCGAGGACGTGCTTTATGAAGTAGCGTTCACCGTCGTTGAGTTTGGACCAGTGAGTTAGATCCTGTTGGAGATCAATCTCCTGGGGTGTCCAAAACGCGGCCTTGTGCTTCTGATAGAAGTCGTCAATGTCCTTGTGTTCGACCGCGAGCACGAATCTGTTCTCATTCTTTGCTAGTATTGGTTCCATTTTTATAGTAACAATGTTCTCCATAACACATGTACGTACATGGTTACAATGATTATGAGATTTCTTATCAAGAGGTGAATCATAGTTGGCTACAGGACCCGTGAAAGCGATCTAAAGGCGGCTTCTATTCATCAAAAGATGCCGAAACCAAAATCACCAGAGAGGCCCAAGGCCAAGGTTGCACCCCCACAACACAAGACCGTTCCCAAAAGAGACATTCCCAAGACTCCCAAAAGTGTTCCAGAGATGAACGTCCAGGATGAAGTGTTTGAGGATGTCCAATTGACCGTTCCCTCAAATGTCCAGTTGGACACCGCTCCCTCCCAGCAGCACTCGGGGGTGTACCCTGCCCTCATCCGAGAGTTATTGAGCGTCTGCGTTGGCGAGGCTAGCGACGTGAGAGGCGCTTTCAAGAACCGTAATCGTCTAAAGTACAAGAACATCTTTGAGAATTACAAGGACAAGCTCTCCCAACGAGACTATTCCATCATTAAGGGTGCTCTGTTTTACCTCTACGACTTCAGTCGCGTCAAATCCATCGATAAGGATACTGCTCTGTGGATGCTTGGCATATACGAGATCCCCACCAGCCAAATCATCTCATACACGAGTAAGGAGGTTCTGAAGAGCATTGCCAAGGATCACGGTCTGTCGTATTCTAACAAGAAGGCCGAAGACCTAGTCGAGAGCATCAGAGGGGTCATCGATCCCAGCCAGTAAGGGGTTACATAGAGTTTATTAAAATTAGAGGAGTACGACGTGGCCGCCAAAGACTATGAATCCTGAAGATTTCTATGATGAGTTGCTTGCTATGGAGTACAAACGTGAAGTCGCGGTGATGAGGATTGTTATTAAAAGTTGAATTTATATTGTTTTTAAACAATATAAATTTCAAAATGGAAACCATACAAGAATATTACACAAAGTTTATAAACAAGCCATGGGATTGGAAAGAGTTGTCTAAAAATCCAAACATTGCTTTTGACATTGTGGCTGCAAATCCGGACAAGCCCTGGGATTGGAAAGAGTTGTCTAAAAATCCAAACATTACTTTTGACATTGTTGCTGCAAATCCGGACAAGCCCTGGAATTGGGAGTGGTTGTCTGAAAATCCAAACATTACTTTTGACATCGTGGCTGCAAATCCGGACAAGCCATGGGATTGGAGATGGTTGTCTTTAAACCCAGCTATTACTTTTGACATCGTGGCTGCAAATCCGGACAAGCCTTGGAATTGGAGATGCTTGTCTTTTAATTCAAACATTACTTTTGACATTATGGCTGCAAATCCGGACAAGCCATGGGATTGGAGATGGTTGTCTTTAAATCCAAACCTTACTTTTGACATCGTGGCTGCAAATCCGGACAAGCCTTGGAATTGGGAGTTGTTGTCTAGAAACCCAAACCTTACTTTTGACATCGTGGCTGCAAATCCGGACAAGCCATGGGATTGGAGATGGTTGTCTTTTAATTTAAACATTACTTTTGACTTCGTGGCTGCAAATCCGGACAAGCCATGGGATTGGAGATGGTTGTCTAGAAACCCAAACATTACTTTTGACATCGTAACTGCAAATCCGGACAAGCCATGGGTTTGGAGTTGGTTGTCTAAAAATCCAAACATTACTTTTGACATTGTGGTTGCAAATCCGGACAAGCCATGGGTTTGGAGTTGGTTGTCTACTAATCCAAACATTACTTTTGACATCGTAGCTGCAAATCCGGGCAAGCCTTGGGATTGGGGATTTTTGTCGTCTTTAAATCCAAACATTACTTTTGACATCGTAGCTGCAAATCCGGACAAGCCATGGGATTGGAGTTGGTTGTCTAGACATAAAATGGAATCACAGAAGAAATTATGCGATGATAGATGCTATGAAAGGAAAAAGAAAGCGGCGGCAAAAAAGATTTCAGCATGGTGGAAAGAAACTATGTATCACCCAGACTCTAATTACGTAAAGAAAACTTTAAACAATCATTTTTACAATTTACGATATTGATTTTTATACCACCCGTAGTTCGTAACCCTTCGGGGTTATGAATCCCAACCCACCTCATCTACAAGCACGACTTCATAGACGACCCTAGCCGCCCCATCGTCGATATAGGCGCCACTCTGCGCTGCCACAGTTCAGCATTACGTTTCCTCATGAGTCGTTCCTGGAGTTCTGTTCTGAACGCGATCGCCGAATCTGTGAAGGCGTTATTAGCCAACTGCCTGTATTCGTCGCCGTCGCTCTGAGACATCATCTTATCGGGACCGTACGTGTTGGCCCACGGGAACACGTCAACATTGCTCCGCGTCACGTAATTGGGCATAGTGATGGCATCCACGTCGTCGTAGAAGAACTTGGGTCTACCCGTCAGTTGGTCCGTGTAGGATCTGTAGCTGGTACCGTACCCTGTGAACCTGGGATCGTAAACATTGGTATGGTCTTGTCCGATGACCTCCTCTTTGATTTGAGGAGTGGTGATGACGTTCTTGGGATCGCGCATGGTATACTTGATCATGTTATTGGTCTCTTGAACCTCGGTAGGACCCCACTCCTGGAGGTATGAGATGCCGATATTGCTCTGGATGGGCTCGCCGATATGCGACTTTTGAAAGACACCCGGTTGGAGGGTTTGCGTGATGATGTTGTCGCGTCTGGGGCTCTCGAAACAGGGGGTCCATCTTTCTCTGGTCTGAGGGGAAACAAATGTCTCGTCATCCTCTTCATCAAAATTGTCCCCGAGACGCCTATCCAAGAACGCATCCCTCCGCGGCCATCCGGGTTTACCACCACCTCCTCTACCAGCTCTTGAGGGTCTGGTTTCTCCACCTCGTCTGTTCATACGTCCTTCACCACCCCGAGGACCACGTCCGAATTCCTCGCGGAATCCCTCCACAACATCCATGGGATCAACAAAGGTAACTTCTGGGAGTGGGACCTCTCCTTCGGTCCTCACTTCTCTTTGATTACCCCGAAGAACCTTACATTGACACGGCACGTACATGCAGTCCTCACACTTGGTTGGGAGGATACCGTGGTTGTAGCCGGACCTTTCCGCATCAAAATTAGTCTCCTTGTTGATCTGGGAGTGGACCACAAAGTCGTTGTTGCGCCACGAGTCGAGATCGTGAGAAGGGGCGGTCACGAGCGGAGGTATTCTGGTTTTGGGGTTCGGTCCACCGACCAGTTCCTGGTTTGGCGATACGTGGTATGGTCCGTACTCTAGAGGAACCGCGTCGTTACAAAACCTCTTCTGAGTGGTAGGAAAGCCAACCTTGTTGAGGTCTGGGAATCGAGTAGAGTTGTACTCCCTCATGAACTCGAACAATTGCTGATTTCCAGTCGATGGGTAAGGGACATTATGTGAGGAGGCCAACCCGTACGGATCGTTCGAACCGTAAAGTTTTGTATTAGTAGTGGTAGCGGCTAGTAGTCCATCGACCGGTTCAAATCCTTCAATGGTAGGGTCTGCTACCGCTCCTGCGTATACGCTCATGGCGACGACCATGACGATGATAAGGGTACTGAATGCGAGCATCGGCTTGTACGCAGCGATCGCGATGCACCCGATCAGAGCCAGACGTGTGATCGTGTTGAGTTTGGCTGATAGGGTGTCTTCTGGACTCGGTAGTAGCTCATAAGAACGAAACAGCTGAGTCACATCGTACATCCAAAACTTTTCATTTGAAGCCATTTTTGAAGGAGGATGATAATATCTAACCGCTGTATAGCTCTAATTATACCACAACAAACAGGGAGTTGAATTATAGACTCCAATCTCAAGTGAAAGGATAAAAGATGATTAATACCGAGACAGTCGAACCAGCCACCGTGGATAATGCTAACACCACCCTCGATAATCCCAATTTTGACGAGTTCAAAAGAATCCAGACGTTTCCACTCTCATGGCCGAGTACAAACGCGTGCTCAAAAGAGCAACTAACAAGAAGTGGAATCTTTTTTGATTCTGGACGTCAAGGCTACTATTGTGCTTTCTGCAACATCCAATTAGATCCATCTGAGATGACGGACGTCTCCCATCACCGCACGTTGTCACCCAACTGTTCCATAGTGACCAACACTGAGAGGAGGAACAAGACGTTAGAGCCCATTGACAACTTCACGTTGGAGCGCCATAGGTTAATAAGCTTCCTGCGTACCAACTGGACGGCCCCCGTGGACCCGTACGACCTGGCTAAGTGGGGGTTCTACTGGACGGGCACGACTGACACGAGTCGCTGTATTTTCTGTCGCCTCGAGGTGAGATGTTGGGAACCTGGTGATGCGGGGGAGACTGAACACCGCCGATGGAACTCCAACTGCCCGTTCCTGAATAATAGACAGGTGGGTAACGTGCCTTTGGGAGAAGAGGGAGACATGATCGAAAATATGCCACTGCAGATGAGAGGTATCACGTATGTAAACAGCCAACAACCGATACCAGCACAGGAGCTTGGAGTGATGTTAGTTAAGGATCCACTGTATCCTCAGTACAGTACCAAAGCCTCGCGACTGACCACTTACTCTTTGTGGCCCCGGGGTCTCAGCCAACGGCCCCAGGAACTCGTGGATGCTGGGTTTTACTACACTGGCAAAGGAGACCGAGTGAGGTGCTTCCACTGCGGGGGAGGCATTAAGGACTGGGACCAGGGGGATCAACCCTGGGTGGAGCATGCCAAGTGGTTCCAGAAATGCCACTTCTTGACCTTTGTCAGGGGCCACGACTTCGTGCAGCAGGTGCATCAGGTACAGCAAGAGCGACGTGAGGGAGGATCAACTGAAATTACTAGAGATACTCATTCCATCGTCACTTTAAAACCACAGGAACCGCAGGGTGTATCGAGTGTTGATGATGCGCGCATGTGCAAGGTGTGTCTGACAAATGAGTTGGGAATCGCATTTTTGCCATGTGGTCACATATTCACCTGCCCTGACTGCGTCCCGCAACTGAAGACCTGTCCCATCTGTCGTTCAAACGTCAATGCGTACGTTCGGGTCTACTTACCATAGGTTACCCTAGCTATACAGCCCCCAGCCAAAATTTATTACCCCCTAGGGGGTAATAAAGCATATGGAGAGGGAGGATCAGACACCATTTACATCACAAACCTATCCACCACGTTATCGACATACCCAGGTTTGATGTACAGCTGATCAAGCATCTCATCAGCCAACATGTACTTGACGGTTCCGTAAACCTGGTACATCAAATTACGTGAGGGTAGGTAAGCCTGTTTGTCAAATATCAGGTCAACCAACTCGGGACTCAATTCCTTCATGGGTTTGTGATTCCCATTTTGAGCGGCTTGCTTGCCGCCCATGAACATGCGGATCACGTCCTGTATATCGTCAAAGAACTCAAATGCTGGAAACTTTTGATTATTGTTGAGGTTAATAGGTAATCTCTTGATGTCGAGATTAGTGATGAGGTTCGAAGTACCTTTCACTTTGGATCCGGATCTTATGTCACTCCAGTCAATAGGTGGATTATTCGCGAGTGAGATGGGTTTCCAATACAGATTACTTCCTTCCACTACCTGAGACGATCTCATCACCTCTGCGTTCCTTTTTCCATAGTAGTTTGTAAACGAGTAAAGGGGTGACATTACCTCTGAAACTCCAAAGTCTGCGAGGTAAGCGACAACGCCCGTGTTCTTGACGTAGTATGTCTTATCCCCAATCACGTACTCAAAGTAGCCACCCGGTTTGATCAGGTCTACGAAGACGTTCGATGTCTTGATATCACGATGCCAAATGCCGTAGTACCGGTGAATAGCGTACACGGCTATGAGCAACTGGTAGAGTACACTCAACTGCTCCTCAAAACCGATAAGGTCTACGTGATCAAGGTCTGTGGTTGCCGACTCCATGAACGTGACATAGCAGGATCCCGAAGTAGGGAGTCCTTTACTAAAAAGGCGTTGGACACTGCAACCGTCGCACATGGCCATGTTGTAGACGTACACAAAGTTGGGACACCTACGATTCAGGAGGAGTTGGTTTACTAGATCCAGTATCCTATTCTCATGAGGGTAGGAGTTCTTTTGGACGGCCTCCCACTTTTGGTTCTGGTTGGTTGCCTTCTTCAACACTCTCTTCTCATCGGGACGGAGGTACGCTTCCTTGATCACGAGTACATCATTTTTGAGCTTGGCTCTGTGCACTTGTCCGAAAGTCCCCTTCCCTATCTCGGTCACGTTTGAGAAGTTGGCCCTAAATGCTGGCGCGTTGGTGCCCGTCATACACATGTCCCATTGGTCTACGTTGATGGACCTGAGGATGTTGTTGATGCGTAGTCCTTTGTCCAGACGCTTGGTGAACCAGGTCCGTGTACCTACGCGGTTGGTATTTGAGGTAACGTCTCCGCATTTCTTCTGATACCACTGATAAATCTTGCCATTAGGGCTGATGTTGCGACCGCTCCTGGGGTTCTTATAGGGGTTGGTTTTCCATTCGTCGCACTCGTCGACCAGAGGAGTGCGATCCTCCACGGTGGTCTGAGGAGACTGATGAGATGTAGTACTTGGAGACCCGCATTCTTCTTTAAGTTTCTGGTAGGTTGGTCCACCGATCTTGATCTTCCTGTTGGTGATTGGGTTGACATCTGGGTTGTTGCGCCATTTGAGGCACTTGGGTGAATATGGGTGGTCGAGATTTACATCTGGTTTGTTCTGTCCGCGTCGTGGACTTTTGGCTTTGTCGGAGTCGCATTCGACCTCAAGATCCTTGTATACCTTTCCAGTAGGCTTGATCCTACGGTTGGTCCTCGGATTGACGAACATGTTTAGTTTCCATTGATCGCAAACGTTCATTTTTACTATCTCCTGATATATATTACCATTCGATCTAAACGTCTTTGTCAAACCTAAAAAGATGTCTTTAGAACTAACAGTCGAGCAGGAAGAGATACTACGGAAGCTCGATGAAGAGATGAAACACAAGAAGGAGCACGACGAGAAGAGTCGAACCCGTCGCGAAGCCTCCTCGAAAGCCACCGGCATCCCCGTTGACATTGTAGACATGGATGTCATCAAGGTCGGTACCCTACTAGGCCTCATCAAAAAGAAGTCCATACTTGAGGGGAAAGAGCCTGACACAACAGGGTCCCTTCTCAACATGTTCCTCGGTGTTGAAGAAGAGTTCAAGATAGACCATTCCAAGATCCCTCGGAACTTTAGGAACGCACCCACCATCGCTACAGAGGCGGACAAGATCAGTTATCACCAGCAATACGTTCAACAGCAGTGTCAACTTTTATCTTCCATTACCATGTCGTTTATCAAACAAGAGATGACCAACATCAACAAACACATAACCGTCAACCTAGAATCAATCACGATTGAGAACCTTAAGACGGCATGTGTTGAAACCCTCGAAGTCCTCCTCGAAGAATTATGCGAAGACGGGGATGACGACGACGACGAACTGTGGTCGACCATTTCCACCGTGAGGAACGCTCTGTTGGGAGTTGTCGATATTTGTGAGTATAAAAGGATCTTGAATGAGCACATCGTCATGCTCAGGAAGGCGGGTAAGGCTCATGACCGTATTTTAGGCCACCTGTCTGTTAATGACGCGCGGTTGTCTCTGTACAAGGGATGTCTTACCAAAACCAAAGGTCCTCTGACCTCCGATGATTCGATGAGGTTGTATCGCGAGGTAGAGATGAGATGTTATATGAAACCTCCCGAACTGAAACCGTTCGACTTTACCGACATAGTGAGCCACTGTTGCATACCGTCGCTCGTGTGCTTACCCGTGGACGAGGTGATTGAGAAAGGGTTGGTTGGGCCATATCGCAACAACTCGATAGGGTACCTCGCCATTACCGGGGCATCGTCTCCTCAGAATACCCATTGGTCATTCTACAACCTGAAGAGTATCAACCCGGACGGTGCTAGGTTGTGGGTTCTGGACAACACACTCTGGGTGTTTACAGATAACATGATCTCTACCATGACCGCGTACATGATCAAGATCTTCAGGACGTTCTACTACGAGTACTATGGAACCAACACCTTCAAGACGGGGTTCTGGATGGCGTCCTACAATAAACACTACGACGCCTTCATGAACATGATGAACAATCTCTCGTTCATCAGCAACCACGACATGTTCCACAAATTCCTGATGACGGTCCTTATGCAGAGGTCGCCCTTGATTCCTACCAACTATGATTTCTTCAACCACATCGTTTACTACACCTTTCCCATATCACACGAACCCTACCTCAAAACATTTGAGGATAACATGAGGCAAGTGTTTGACGATTTGAACGACGAGCACTTGACCAAATTAAAGACCGTCGTAAAGATCAAATAAGTTGAATTTAAGGCTCTGGAACTAGTTTTGAATAGGTAAAAGATGTAAATAGGAGCACCTGCTAGTCAACCAAAGTTTAAACAAGCATATTTGCGCCTTGGCACTATACCTTCTTCATATGATGCTAAACATTGTCATATGAAAGCTCATATGTGGATGTAAATTAGCGATTTAAGGAAACACGAAGCCCTTAATAAAATGACCATAACTAACAAGTATTACTCCCTTTCAATCCTCAATTCGAAGGACGAACAGATCCCGTGCTCCAATGGTTCGTTCAAGTTGAGTCATGGAACCGAATACAAGGTCATGCTCACCAACAGCCATTCATCATGTAAAGCTAACGCCAAGGTGTATATTGATGGTAAACGAGTGGGTTATTTCAGACTCGAGAGTAAAAGCGTCTCCGTAATTGAACGCCCCGACTGCGCCCAAAAGGCTCGCAAACTCACCTTCTTTGCTGTGAACAGTGAGGAGGGTAGGGCTGGCGGCCTTACGATGTCGCCCCCCGAGTTGGGTAAAATCAAGGTCGAGATCCAAAAGGAATGCGATCCCAGGATTTACGATGAGGTAGATTGCTGGGATTGCGTGGATTCGCCAGAGTGTGATTCTATTGGTGGAACAGCCCTGGGTAGAGAATCCAACCAGAAGTTTTATACGGCATCTTCCATCGAATTAGAGCCCGATGTATACATCCTTGAGGCTCGAATGTTCGTTAACTGCGAGTCGCCGGCTATCGTTCCTCTGTAAGAACCACCTCATACTCAATTATAACCTCAAGGTTGGTTATAATCTCTGAACATCTCTTTACGATCATCAAACCGAAACAAATGGAGTAAAGGTAATTTGGTCATTCCGGGTTATGCATTATCTTGGTGCATCAAAATGAGTTCCCAAAAGACGTTTCGTCCTACCCATCCCACTAATGAACCACCTCTTTCTAAAGAGGAGGTTCAGGTAGCGAAAGATGAACTGGTCAAAAACGTGAATGAGTTTCCACGTATTAACAGGCGCTTTGTAGACCCTTCCATACCAGGTGAACCCAAGTATGCTCTCTTCTCGTACATTGAACATCCGGACGTGGATATGATCAAGTTCCTTGACGAAATCAAGGACGGTCTGAAACCTAAACACAAGAAGCAACTCGATGAACTAAATGCTCGTCCTCAGTTGATAAGGGGAGTTGGTAAGATTCGAGGAGCTTACGTGACGCAACGGGAGGCTGAGACGCGTGCCGAAGAGATTGTGAGGGACATCGACTCCACCAACTCTGTGTTTACTTGTATCGTGGGCGTACCGTTTCCCCTTGTGTCCAATGGTATGTCCGAAGAGGTTAGCGAGGTCGATCTCCAGCAGCAGACTGAACATACCATCGCTCAGAATGTACGCAAGCAGCGACAGAAGGATCAAAAGGAGATTGAGGATATCAAAAGGCGAGAGGAAGACCTGATGCGCAACGCCGAGAAGGACCCCAATGTGGATGACGAGGACAACTACATCGCCCAGCGTGTGAAATTGGCTCACCTCAGGTATTCGATCGAACAGCATACCAAGAAGCACGCCGAGTGCGTCGAAAACGAGAAGAAGGTCGTAGAGTGGCTGGTCGATATGAAGAGTCGTAACCCCGAATTTGAAGAGAAGTACATGGAGAAGTACATGGCTGGACGTAAGGCCGCTCACATTCCTGACGACCATGAACCCGAAGGTTTCATGAAATATATGAACGACCCCCTGTCCAAGCTCGATGTCGTGAAGGAAGATGACCAGTAGATTGGTCAAGAATTTCATAACCCCATTGGGGTTATGAAGATGGAATAAGTTTAGTACTTGACCTTGCGTTTGAGAGCGGCCGCCAAGATAGGATGTTTGTCCTGAATGCTTGTCGTTGTTGAACTTGTCGTTGAAGATGCTTTGGATGTTTGGGTTGTGGATATTTGAGATGACCCTCCTTTAGAGTTGGTCGATCCATTTGAAGATTTTACGCGATCCATTTTGTATGCTTTACCTAAATCTACTTGTTTTTTTGGAGACAATTCAAGTTATTTCGAATTGCCTTACTCACTCAACTTGTCGAGGATCTGCATCACCACCCCATCGACTGGAGGCAATCCATCAATAATGAATGAGCTATCCCTTATATCTTCACGTTCGTACGTCTTGACGTACCCCTCGTGTAGGAACCGTAGGTAGTCCTTACTGACGCTTCCCTCGCATTCACGGTTCCTGGATCGCATTCGCTCAAAGCACACGTCCACGCTTGTGTTGATGTAGAAGCTCATGTCCGGCTTCCAAGCGAGACGATCGTAGATTTCGCGAATAAGCGTTTCCTCATCCTTGGTAAGGAAACCATTGTTGACCCCGTTCTCAACAAAGATCATCGACGAGAGGGGTGATCGCTCCACAAAGACATAGCGGACGTCTTTGAGGGTGCGCATCTGGTCGTATTGAGAACGCATAGACGCGAGGATCTTGATCTGGAGCGCGCACATCCAACGCTTGGGGTCCTGGTAGAATAGATCCAGAAGGGTACCCCAATTACTCAGGTCTTCCTCAAACACCAAATAACCCTCGTCTTTGAGTTTGTTCAGGATGGTGCTCTTTCCGGCACCGATGTTCCCGTCAACACAGCAAATCTGAGGAGAGGTCGTCATCTTGATACTTCCTTTATTGTAAACAAAACGCTCTATAATTCAAATATTACTCGAGATTATAACTAATGAGGTTCCACGTCTTGATCTTGATGACCTAACGGAGTTATAAACACCACAACATCCTCAAAATGCATGAATTCAAAACTAAACTACTAGAGTTCATTGACGAACTTTTGGTTCTGTTCGAGGATAAGAACAAGATAGTGTACAGACGCCTCATTCACTACCATCATCAGGTTAAGAACAGGTTGGATGAGGATGATCTACATGGTATGGCTATCGACTTCCTTTCACAGGAGAGGGTGAGAAGAATGGTTGGTACTCACACCCGCGAGATCATGAAGGGGACTCCTATGGAGGTGGACGTTGACTTACTATGGGAGTCGTGCACTTCCAAGAACAAGGTCATCATATGGAAGTGGGTTGAGGTGATTGTGAATACACTCGAACCATGTCTTGTGTGACCATATGCAAGGTCTTACCCCTTATCAGAGGTGTTTGACATAAAAATATTGACTCGATAAAAATGGTGTACAGTAACGGGTATGCATATGACAGCCGTAGAGGTCAGAACCCAACGATTGGGATCTACGGTAAAAACTACGGATACACCCCTTATAATACGGGGAGTATCAAAGAAGATTATGACCACAACAGAGCGCGAAGCAACTACACGCTCCATGTCATGCCTTACGACGAAGACGAAAGAGAGGATTTCATAGACCCCACTCAATCCAGCTGCGTGCCCATCTATCTACTAATCGCTACCGCCATCATTCTATTCCTACTCTACGTGGTCTGAACCAATGACACCGTCCCATTACCTCATGAGGTAATGGATCGATCATAATCAATCAGGTTAGAGCGTGCTGGTCTCTACAATCTGATTGTGAATCTTGTCTTTTTTTAAATCCCTTTTCACGAGGAGTCAAATATACGGAGGAGGACGACATGTAATCATAACCAATGCAACTATTCGTTTCGGGAACAAGGGGCATCAGTCTGTGAAGTCGAATTTGTCGATACCCAGCCTGCGCCTGATGGTGGTGATCGAGATCTTGAGGTGCTTGTTTGAGATGAACCGTTCTATCTTCTCAAGATCTGGTTTGGTCGTGGGTTCCAGAGTTTCAGGTGTATCATCACATTTGAAGAGCTCGCGTGTCTTCTCATGTGCCAGCACGGAGATGTCGAGTTTAACCTTTTGCTTCGTCTGTTTATCCTCCTTGGTCACCAACTCACCGATAGTTTCAATGTTCTTGTATTTCTTGATGTAATTAAGTGACGTGAGCGGACCCGTGCGAGGTATGTTGTCGTTGAAGTCCGTGCCGCACATGATGCATAAATCCAACCAGCTCGCCTCGTCCAATCCCAATCCAGACAAGATGGTGTCTATCCTGATTTGAGTGAACTCCTTTGTGCCAAGATCTACATCATAGAGCATGATAGGAACGCAGCACGCGAGTACGTCCGTGTCTTTCGTCATCACCGCATCCGCCACCCCTCTCTTGACGAGCTCAGCGCATAAGATTTCGGCCTCTCCCGAAGCCGTGATGTACGGAATCCCAAACATGGTCAATAGTTTTTGTACGTTTTTAAAGTCCGAGTCTGTGATGTGGAGGATGTTACTACGTAGCTTCTCAATGTACTGCTTGACTTTTGAGACCGAAAACTTGGTAGACGAGCCTTCGAGGGACGAGCCTCTGCGGATAATCTGGGACGTGATTACCTTTCCGTTGATGTCTTGCAAGGTTTGGCTGATCTCCCCCGTCTTTTTGTACTCCTCGAGGTCACTTTCGAGCTTCTTGACTCGAGCGATTGAGGCATCCTTCTTTTCAGTACGCTTCCTTTTCTCATTACTCTTCTCTTTGGGAGACTGACCATCAAACACAAACGTCGGATGGATGTTGTGTTCGAGCAACGCAGTAAAGAGAGTCATGAATGCTTCTTCGTACATCTCCTTACGCGCAGCTTTGTACATACAGATGAAGAGCGACGCATCTACGACAATCTTCTTGTTCTCAAAGTCCTTCATCGGCACTTTCTCCTCGTATGAGGGAAGTTGCTTCTTGAGTAGATCTCTAAGTCCTTTGATACCCATCTTTACTTTACTCTCATACGTAGTTGCCGTTAAACTTCATATATTCTGGACATTCCACATACTGAGGTGGTAGTCGTATCATCTCGGCACATCGTAATGTGTTGAGATTAGTTAGTTTGAGATTAGTTAGTGCCGCCTGGTAACGAGTGACGTGTAATTGAGGCACGTCACTCGTTACCAAGAAAGTTGTTGTTAGTAAGACACGTGAACGCTCTTAAACGTGAACTTAGGCGTTCATGCTTTGGGTGCGCAAGATGAAATCGGTGACGCGTTCCTTCTCATGGATCTTGAAGCACTTGTGGGTGGAGCTGTTCTTGTAGCGCCTCGTCTTCCTCTCCTTACCATCTTTGTCCTTCTTTGTGATGAACTCAACTTCAACGCCCTTGCAGTCCTTATGCTTGCACCTAAACTCGTTCAGGTTGTCCCCAATCTTCTTCTCTACCTCAGTGCGGGAGTGAGCGAACCTACACTCGTCTCCAAACCTACACTTACCAATGATGTTGATGGTTCCTCCCTCAATCTTGAACATGTTCTTACAGAGTAAAAACTTCTTGTCCACGACCTCAAGCAGAGCCTGGCGAGGAGATAAGTTACGGACCCTGGTGGAGGGTGATTTGTTGATCGAACGCTGGGGCTGAGGAGCCTTCTTGTGGCCAGGGGGGTGGGTAAAGGTGCACTTGCGGTTCTCACACTTGAGGCCGTTCCTGCACATGGGTTTTGGGGCCTTCTGTTCGGTGACCTTCTTCTTATCTCCAGATGGTAGGAGATTGATGTCGTGAGAGAACTTGCATTGCTCCCCAAACTTACACACCTCTCCGTTCCTGAAGAAGTTGCAGAGCCTAGTAGATTCGATCTTGGGCTTGGGTAGATCATGTGAGAATTTGCACTTGTCGCCGTAGGCGCAAATCTTACCCTCCTTGATTGTCTTGCAGATGACGCGCTCAACCTCGATGTAGGTCCTGTTACCCACGCGCACGGCGATCATTGAGGGCACGTATCTCTTGGGAGAGGTGTTGGTGGTGCGAACCTTATTCTTGTGAGCGGGCTTGACGATCGCACCCAAGACGGGGTATTCGTCATTGTCGAGGTTGGACTCGACAACCGGCACCTTCTCAAGCCAATTCAGCTTACCCTCCAAGACGGACAAACCATCGAGCTGCTTCCTACACTTCTCACGAAGCAACTGCAAGCGGATAGCATTCGAGATCTCCTCATCTTCCTCCCATATCTCGTCCTCAGAGTCATCCTCGTCAAAACATCCATTCTTGAGGTTAGCATCGCAGTCGTCGGAATCGTAGGAGACTTCGCTGAAGGCGTCATCGTCATCGTACTCGATGTCACGCTCGTATGCGTGCTTCTCCTCCGTGTTGTATTCGTCCTCCATGTTGTATCCGTTAGAGAAAATGTTCTCAACGGCACCAGACATAGCGAAAGCTTTGTTGCAGTACATATTTGTATCGGTTATTTTTACTTCCATATTTATAGGAAGTGAGATTTCAACTTTTATAGGACCTTGGTTAACCTTAACTCAAAAGATTTCTTTAAACACTCATGAGATTATGATGTCTGAACCAGAGGATTGGTTCCTATCCGCGATCTATATCCCTCAGGGGGATAGAGATGAACCAATCATTCATTTCAATCGTTGGCGTGCTTGTTGATGTCGCGTGTGATTTCCTCCCCCAACTCCACAAAGTCAACGATCGTGGTAGCCTCCCACTCCTGGCGCTTGCCCGATCTGTCAATCTCAAACAACGAGTACTTTTCGGCTAGGTGATCCACGTGCTCATGCAGGTACGACGGAATGAGGTGTTTGCTCGAAGGAGGGATCACCCTCAGGAGCTGCTCGTGAGGATGTGACGGTTTGGTCTTTTTGAACCCGTATGAGATGAAGGGGTAAAGCTTGTTGTACTCCACAAAGAGGTTGGCGTGAACAGAGTAGTTGTAAGGAAAGAACCACCCCCATGCGTTGGTGGCTCGGATACCTTTGGTGTAGTAGAGGTATACCCACTGAACCGTCTTCATGAAGGCGTATACAACTTCGTACTCGTGGAAGACGGGTGTATTCCAGGGTGTAGTCTGGGGTACAGTCTGGGGTACAGTCCAGTACTTCCTGAGTTTGAGGTCAACGTAGTCCTTCCTGTACTTCTCAATATCCCCCTCCCACAAAGGGTTGGGAAACCTCCTACTGAAATCATCCTCCTTCAGATCTTCCTCCTTACGCCGGGCCTCCATGATGACCTGCTCCCGATTACTGACGAGCGCGAGGAGTCTAACGATCTCGCCGATCTTGAGGTACCCGGTGTCCGTATCAACCAACGGCTTCTTGTAATTCTCGAAGAAAAAGTCCAAGGCTCCGGTCTCGGGTTTGCTCTCTTTGATCTCGAGTGACGGCACGGGGGGTAGGAAGTCGTTACCTATGAAGCAGCTCCAGATCAGCAAGTCCTCGGGCCTCACGGGGAGGTCCTGCCTGACCCTGTTGATGTCGATGTAGTCGTATCTACGGCGCTCGTCCTCCCTCATGATGTAGACGTGGGTCTTTGGGAGCACACAGCACAACAGAATCAGATCGGCGTCCATTCCCGCCACACAATACGTGCCTTCCAGATCGTCATGATGTCTGGCCCAATCCATCAGTTTATGCTCTCCCTCTCCGGGTGACGAATCGTCCGAGATGATGACCTTGGCGGGATTTTTGGTAATTATCCATTCGTCTTTGGAGAGGTTATGAGCCAATTCCCGCATGAATTCGGTGCCGGCCGTGATGCACGTAGAGTCGAAGGCGTCGTCGTTACCTCCGCGTTCCTTGCGTTCCTTGGCGGCCCTGAAGCGCCTTTGTCGCTGCTGGTTCTGTTTGGACATGGGAGCCACACCGTCAATTGCCAGAAAGACCGTCTTCCGAGGTTGTGCGATATCGACCAGCTCGTTGACTTCGGACTTGACGCATGCATACAAGTCCATGACTGATGGTTTATCGCCGGCGCGCGCATTCGATGCGTTGCGGACCTTCTTCAGAAGTCGTTTGGGGATGATGATTGATGGTTTTTGAGGGGCATATTTGCCGTACTTGAAGACACGTTGAGCGGCCTCGTGAATGACACCGTTCATGTCGATCAATAGGTGATCTACCTCACTAGGGACCGTCGTGGAGATGCTCTTCTTGAGGATCTCATGCTTCCTGAACCAACTGAAAAAATGTTTGATACCCATTTTACCTTTACTTGTATAGGTATATGCATAGCTCGGCAATTCAAAAAATGATTGATATGACCAATGGTGGTGTAGACGTTGAGACCGTGGATAAAAAGACGTACACTGTACACGACCTTACCCTCTTTTCACAACACCCAGAGTCTGTCATGTGGCAGACTCTGGTGGACGGTGGCCTAGAAATGTTCCAAATGTTTGTCCTCTCGTGCCTCACACACAGGACGCTCGATGCCATCGTTACATTTCATGAACGCGGTGTGTGGCCGTACAAGCCGCGTATCGAGGGCGTCTACGATCCGTTCGTCTTCCTGGGTCTTCCAGGGTTTCCAACAGAGTACGACTCGGAGGATGAAGAGATCTTCGTGTCTTCGGACGGCGAGTAACGTGGAAATGATTTTTGAACAAGGTGATGTTTAGATAAATGGCGTGTATTGATTACAAGTATAATGAGTCTGAGATCATGACTGATCTGATGGAGTACATCAACAAGACGTACTCTGGACACTACAGTCAGAACAGGTTTCAGGCCACCGAGTTCATCATCGACGCGGGGCACGGCGACGGCTTCTGTATCGGGAACATCATCAAGTACGCGCAACGCTACGGCAAGAAGAATGGTAAGAACAAGGATGATCTGATGAAGATCATTCACTACACCATCATGTGCCTACACGTCAACCACTACCGACAACCGAAGAGCGAAACCGATAGAAAAATCTAAGTCAATCAAAATGGATAACGGTATCTTAATCTTTATCGTAGTCGTCATCATCCTCGTAGGTGGGATTTGGCTTTATCAAACCCTGGTCGAGGGATATGTCACCGGTGGCTTCCCATACCCGCAACTCGGCGGAAGCTACAACACCCAACTCTTCTCTCCGTGCGTATCCAAACGATGCGCGGGAGGCCCTTACATGTACACCTCAAACCCTTACCTCCAATCCCTATGTCAAGGTGTCAGCAATGAGGAACTAGCCCATGTCGCTTGCGGTAAGGGCTTCCACGGCAGGCCGGTCCACTTTGACTACTCGGGCCTCAGCGAGAGCGTGAAAGTGGGACCGTCGATCAACTTCAGTGGACCCATCCCTGCTCTGAGCAAGAATCTGGAGAAGTGCGGTAATAACCTCCAATACGGAGCTTGGGGTAATGCGTTATGCAACACCCCATCAACCACATCGCTATGCGTCTTATAAATATTCCATCATTCATAACCTTGTAAGGTTACGAATACCATGCAGCCATCTCAGATCGTTTCCCCACCACTCCACGCCAAGTTCTCAAAAAGGTTCATCTTACCTTCCGAGTTGTAGATGATGCACTCATCATAGTCATCTTCAGACGTAACGTTCTCGTAAAGAGGTGGTTGTAAGTAGAAGTCGTTCTGTATATCTGACGCAAGGTTTGCGTTATACTGGGAGATTATTGGTGGTTGAACAAAGAAGATTGCTACCTTGGGGGCCAACCTAAACAGAACAGTGTCTATAGCCACGTCCAGGGTATGTTCCTCGATGTAGTCCAACACGGCCTTGGCTCCTTTCTTTGAGATGTAGTAGCAACCCAACCCGCCAACACTGTCCACCTCAATCTCCTCGAGAGACCTCTTCCTCACGACCCCTTTGACCGAGAAGCGATGGTTGAACATGGGCGCCGTCGTCGTGAAGAAGATCAGATCGGGTCGGTCCCCGCTCTCGGTGATGGTGAACGTCCTCCTCATCAGCTTCAGAAAGTTCTCGCCGGCGATCACGTCATCCTCAAAGATAACATAACCATCAACATTATCAGACTCGTGATGGAGCAACCTGTCGTACAGATTCAGGTGAGACAGAGCGCGACCGATAACATCAGGCCTCATGAAGTAGTCGCCTCTGTTGTCGCCTCTCCTCCTACAGAGGGCCCGAAGGCGTGGATTCACCACGAGCTTGGTACCGTCGTATGCACTCAATCGTTCCATATCCACGGGTAGATTAGCCCGCTGCTTCTCAATATGCTCCAGCCTATCAGGCCTGCGATCTAGATTGATGAAGAAAGACTTGTACCGCGTCTTCTCTCGAAACTGCTCCTCATCGTTCAGGTCGTATGCGTTGTATTTGTCAATGTCGTTGGACTCACTCGACAAGCGTCCAATGTGCTTGATGTGGAACCCTGGAAGGAAGACCGTCTTGAAACCAGACGCCACGTACCTCAGACCAAAGTTGAACTCGAACGACTTCTCCTTGTTGAAGGTAACCTTGTCGAACACGAACGTCCTCACCATGCTTGGCGAAAGAGTAAAGTGAGGATAGTAGTTGCATGAGGCGCAGGGTCCGTGCTTCTTGAAAAACCGTCTCTTGTCCTCGACGGTGGGGCAGTACTCGTGCACGTAGTAAAAGACTCCGTTGCTCGTCTTCTGGAGATCACCACCCCTGATGTCTTTGTTCATGGTCTCCACGTAGTTGTGATTGAAGGCTACCTGCCCTATACTTTTGTCGTGGTTGAAGATGTCGATCATGTCCTTGATGTAGTGGCGCTTGTCGAGCAGCATCCAATCGTCCTCCATGTGAAGGAGGTAAGGAGTCTTGACCATGCTGGTGATGATCTGCATGCTCTTCGGGTGACCCTTCTCCTCGGAGGTCTTCCACGTAAACTCAAAGAAAGGGAACATCTCCTTCATGACCTGGCGGTCTTCGTCGCTCGAGTTGTCGTCTACGCAGATCCACCTATGGATGAGGTGTCTGTCCATGCAATTCTCGAGAAAGCCCGTCATCGTCTTGATGAACAGGTCCAGACGTTTGCACGTGGTGATCGAGAACGTGACGAGGGGTATCGTAAAGAGCGATACATCGTAGGGTTTGAAGGGACGTGACTCTTCGTGCTTGTCTAGGACTTGCATGAAGAACTTCTTGTTGGATTGGACCCTGTTCATCAAGTCTACGTCGCCATGTCTGCTCTCTTCGATCTCGTTCAAGAGGCGGTTACCAACGTACATGTTCTCTATGTTCTCTTTACCGTCGATCCAGTAGTACGAGATGGCCATCTCCTCTCGTATGATGTTTGAATTGGGGTATACGTTGAGTAACTCCTTCCCCAACTCCGTGGCGAGACGGTATTGCTTCTTACAACGTAACTCTCGTATGTAAAGTTCCGATTCACTGCTCATTATTTTACAAGATGTGCCTTGTTTCTTAGAGTGAAAATTATATATTATCTTGATTGGTAGTAAATTACCTACCATGTTTCTGATGGCTAGACCGTATAGTTCTGCTGAGTTGGAGTCCATTGAGCTAGAACTTCATAAGCGTTACAGACTGGGGGATGTGTTTGCGATGCATCTACCCTGTTCACATAGGTACCGCGTCAAGAAGGGAGGCCGCAAGGAACGACAGATCTTAGACTCTGGTAATAACGTGTTGGACGACCAGACGTGTTCGGTGTGCTTCAAGTTGAGATGTACCGATGACATTGAGCACGTGGTGTATGATGATGAGTCGTCGCCAAGTGTTGAGTTGTTAAAGGCTAAGGATCTGTTTTATCGTTGGTTGTATGAGCATGTAAACTGAGGTGTATCCTATTTATTCTATTACTCCTCGGGGTAATGGATCTACTCCCATGCGGCTAGGCTATGCGACTGGTAAATAAGACATGCTGCTAGAAAAAGACCAGGTCCTCAATGAGCGTGTCCCTATACTCTTCGAGTTCCTCCCCGTTCGTTCCCCCGATTGGTCGCATGTTCGTGTCCATCAGGAAGCGGTTGTACATATCAGACATCCACTCACCCCTCTTTGTAAACGGCGAGTTCTTTGGAATTGTATACGATGGTTGGAACATACTCTTCACGAATTCGCGCTGTTCGTGGGTCTGAGGTGATCCTTTCGTCTTCCAAAACTCGTTTTTCTTCGGTTTGGTCGAGTGAACTGGTCGCGTGGCGTGGTACTCGGACGTCCTGATAAATGACTCCTCTGGTGTAATCTTATGAAGGTAGCATAGGATGGATGCTACCAACAGGCCAGCCCTCCCATGACCTCCCTTACAGTGAATGTAAATCTTCTTCCCCTCTTTGATCTCGTGAGTGAGGTGGATAACCAAGGCGCAAAATACGTGTACGTCTTCGGGTACTTTACGATCGGGTATGGAGAACTGAATGACTTTAGCTCTGGTGGTGTAGGGTCGTATCTTCTTCTCATCATTCCGGGTGAGGTTGACCACTATGTCAACACCCCATTCCTCAAGTTGATGTATCTGATGTTGAGTTGGGTAAGCCCCGAAGAGACATTGATTATTGACGAAATACGCCGAAGTCTCAGTGATAAAAGCCATGTTGATTGGTATTCTTACCTTTACCCTTTATATTTTCAAGTTAATTTCAACTTCCATAGACTTACATATAGACTTACATCCAAAAGTTGCCCTCCAACTTTTGCAACTTTTACGAAGCGAAGGAAAGCAACAATGATAAAGTATTCAAGCTTAAAGGGAAGGATGCTCTAGTAAAAGGAAAATGGAAGTCATTAAACGAGACGGTAGACGTGAACGAATCGAGATCGGTAAGATCACAAATAGGATTAGTTCCCTCTGGGGTAAGGAGCCTCAGCTTAACCACCTGGTCGACCCCGTGATGGTGACCATCAAAGTCGTAGAGGGTCTGCAGGACGGTATCACGACCGTAGATTTAGACATCCTCGCAGCGGAGACAGCC